AGCAACCGAGTTGCTGCCAACTGGTGAGCTGCGCTGGCGATCATGTGTTATCTCGATGGGCCGTCAGAACGGCAAGTCTGAAATCGTCGGGGCATTAGGGATTTGGGCACTCTTGCGCAAGGTCGGTTCTTACAATGTTGGTGTCGCCTCGACGGCTGAACAGGCGCGATTGGTTTATGACCGGGTGCAACGTGTGATTGCGTCTAACCCGGCGTTGGAACGTCGAATGTCAAAGTTGACGGAGACGCGTGGTATCAAAACATTGGATGGGAGTCGATATGAAATCAAAGCTTCTAACGCGAATACGCTTCAGGGTATCCCTGTGTCTGTTGGAATTGTGGATGAAGTCCATCTTGTCGACCAGCGAACTTGGGATGCTCTCGCATCGGGAACAGGTGCTAGGCCGGACACTTTGCTCGTGGGCATCACTACTGCAGGAGATGAGAACTCTGCTTTACTCAACCGACTCTACGCAAACGCCGATAAAGCAATCGCCGGAGACCTTGACCGTTTTGGGGCGTGGATTTGGGAGGCTTCGGAATCAGTAGTCCCCGACGATGATGACGAACTAATCGGTTTGCTGATGGAGGCGAACCCGGCGTTACAGGCTGGCCGTATAGATCCGAAACTGTTGTTGTCGGATGTTCGTGCGCTGCCGAAAGACGACATAATCCGATACAGGTTGAACAGGTTTATTCAGTCGGGCAGTAAGACCTTTATCCCGGCGGAACTGTGGCAGAAGTGTGAGCGACCGTTTGGTGCGCAGCTGCCGCAGGGTGAGTTTGTTTTTGCGGTCGACCGAACACCGGACTGGGAACACGCATCCATCGCTGTGGCAGTCAAAGTCGACGATGTAATCTACACGGAACTTGTGGCCAGCATAAACAAGCCGTCACTCGAACAACTCATTTTCATTTGCGGTCAACTTATGTCGCATTCGCCCAGGGCAATCATTGTCGATGGTTACACGCTGCGCGATCTATACAAAGAGCTGAAAGTGCGTGGCTACCCGGCAGAGACCGCAACGTTGGGCGACGTTGTCAACGCCTCGTCGATGTTCTATGCGCGTCTGGCCCGAAAGACTCTCCAGCATGGTGGCGACCCTTTGTTGTCGATTCAGATTCCGCGCACGGTTCGCAAAATGGTGGGTGAGGGGTTTCGGGTATCGCGGCGCGACTCGGCTGTTGAAATTGATGCAGTGATGGCAACTTTGTTGGCGACGTTCGGCGCGGATACTTTACGCGAGCAACCGTTGCAGGTATTCTGATTCTCTTATGGAAAATGAAAACGTAAACGGCTACGCGGTACCGCAAGACCCTATGGATCTGTTGCAATGCGATTCATGTCAATAGGGGGATGAAAGGCTTCTCGACGCTGTAAGACCTGTAAGGGAACGGCGGCGGACTCCGGTTCGATTCCGGGCATCTCCACGACACGCCCAACACTAGATATAGTGTTCTTGACTAACATCAGACACTAGATGTAGTATTTAGGCAATGGGATTCTTAGACTTTCTAAATCCAACGCGCGGTTTTGATATCGCGGATTCGTTTGTGCCCGGATTCGAGGAACGCAGTTCGGGAATTATCCCACCGCCGCGTTCGGCGACTTCGGGGGTCACAACCAACGACGCTCTCTCGTTGGCTTCCGTCTACCGCTCCGTGTCTATCATCGCTACGGCGATGAAGCAGTTGGGCATTCACGTATACCGTGACGACGCCGAAGTGACCCCCACCCCATTAGTTATTCGCCAACCGGACATCAAGGTCACACGCGAAGTGTGGATGGAACAGACCATCAACTCGCTGGCGCTCGCAGGAAACGCCTACTGGCTCATTGGTCGCAACGGTCGCGGCGAAACCATCAACCTTGAAGTTCTGAACCCATTCGAGATGATGATCCAGACGGATGACTACGGCACGGCGCTCTACTACGTTTACCGTGGCATTACACGTTACGAACTTCGCGATATTCAGCAGTTGGCTCTCATGCGAGTACCGGGCAACGTTTACGGTCTCGGACCCATTCAGGCCGCGCAGAAAGAACTTCTTAACGCGCGCGATACTCGCGATTACGCTTCGGTGTGGTTCACGGACTCTGGTATTCCGAATGGGGTTCTGAAGTCTGACCAGATGCTTTCTCCCGATCAGGCCGCAGCTGCGAAAGACGCATGGAACCTGACTGCAGGTGCTAAGAACGGTGTGGCCGTTCTCGGTAACGGTTTGACGTATCAGCCTATGTACCTGAACCCACGCGACGCGATGTTTCTTGAGGCACAGGCATTCAACGTGCAACAAATTGCCCGGTTGTTCGGTGTCCCGGCAAACATGCTTCTCGCTTCGGTTGACGGCAACTCAATGACGTACTCGAACATGGAACAAGAACAAATGGGATTTGTTCGCTACACGCTTTCGCAATACATCGTTGAAATCGAATCGGCACTAAGCCACCTGCTCACACGTGGAACCATGGTCAAAATCAACGTCGACTCGCTGCTTCGTTCAGACACTCTTACTCGCTACCAAGCGCACCAGATTGCCATCGCCTCCGGGTGGATGACAATCGACGAGGTTCGCGCAATCGAAGACATGCCGACTCTTGGAGGAGATTTTAGTGCAGTCAATTGAAACCCGTGAAATGGAATTTCGCGTAACCGACAAAGACAAGCGTGAGGTTGCTGGTATCGCCGTACCTTACGACACGTTGGAGAACGGTGAAATGTTTGCGCGCAACTCGGTCACTCTTGACCCCGAAGCAAAACTGATGTGGCAACACGATCAGAAGGAACCAATCGGCAAAATCATTGAAGGCCGTCACACCGAGGCTGGTTTTGAGATTCGTGCGGTCATCAGCGAAACGCAACGCGGTCTCGACGCAATCACACTCCTCGACGACAACGTCATCAACCGATTCAGCGTCGGCTTCGTTCTGCGCGACTCCAAGACCGACGAGAACCGCAACCGCATTGTCACCGACGCATTCGTGCGCGAAGTAAGTCTCGTAAGTACGCCATGGTACTCGGATGCAGTTGTCACCGAAGTACGAGACGAAAATTCCGACCCGGAAATCCCGGACTCGGCTTCCCCCAAGGAGGAAACAATGGAGAACATCACTCCAGAGGGTTCCGACCTCGCCGAGGTTCGCGAATCCATTGAAATGCTGGAACGAGAAATCGCCAGCATCACCAAGGTCGAGGCAGCCGCCCCGACTTACCGCACCGCTGGCGCATTCTTGAAGGCCATCGTTGACGGTGACGAGAACGCCGCCAAGGTCATGGAACGTGCCTACGAAGGTGCAACCACGGCTGACTCGGTTGTCACCCCCATCGACTTCAACCTGATCCGTCTCGTCGAGGGTGCAAACCCTCTCGGTGCTGTGTTCGGTCGCGGTGTCACCCCGGCAACCGGAATGGCAATCACGTTCGCACAGGTTGACGCGATCACCAACGGAACTGCCGAGCAGGACCCTGAAGGTGAAGACCTGGGTTACTACCAGCTCAACCTCGAAACCAAGTCGGTTGACATCAAGACGATTGGTAACTACTCGGAACTGACTCGTCAGGCCATCGAGCGTTCCACCGTTCCTTACCTCGACTCGGTTCTCCGTGGTCAGGCAATCGCTCTCGGTAACGCGCTCGCTGCCGAACTTCGCAACAAATACACCGCAACTGTTTCTGGTGCTGCCGGTGCAGGTCGCGTTGTTGTCCGTGCAACGGAAACCTACGACGGATGGGCCGGCGCACTTGCCGACGCAGCTGCAACGTACTTCCAGCCACAGGGTGCAACCATCGACGCTCTCGTCGTTGGCAAGGCAACGTTTAAGGCTCTCTTGGCTCTTGACGGAACCCCGGTCATCTCGTTCTCGAACGAGAACATCGGCGCATTCGGATCGGCTAACCCCGGCGGACTTCGCGGAACCATCGCAGGTATCCCCATCATCGTTGACGCGCAGCTCGCCGCCAACGGAACCGAGGATGCATTCGTTTCGTCGCTGGCTCTCCGTCAGTTCACGTCGGGCGCACTCCGCCTCTCGCAGGACAACGCAGTCAACCTTTCGACCGCGTATTCCTTGAGCACCTACACCGCAGTTTCGGATGATTACCCGACTCTCGTGGTTCAGGTCGTAGCGGACTAATAACCCATGGCAGTTTACGACGACCTCAAAGCATACGTTGGTGCCCCGGCATCCGACGATGCGTTCGTTGCTGACTGCTGGACTGAAGCCTCGGCATTAGTCGCCAAGTTCGTGGGTACTGCGACGGTAAACGCAGACGTTCTAAATCGCGCCAAGATTGAATGCGGTTCGGAACTGTATCACCGTCGTAGTGCCCCGAACGGTGTCGCCCAGTTTGCGACTTTGGATGGTGGATCTGCAGTCAGGGTTGCACGCGACCCAATGATTGCGGCATACCCCATTTTGGTTGCTTGGGTTGGTCAAGGAATCGCATGATTGGTGAAGCGCGAACCGCGTTAGCCAGCATTCTTACGACTGCTGGTTTGCGTGTGTTTGCGTTTACCCCGGAACGTGCGGCCCCACCAATGGCAATCCTGACCCCATCCGGGGACTGGGTTACTTCGGGTGATGTGTTCGGTTCTTTCCGTATCGGATTTGATGTAAACCTGATTGTTCAGAACGCGGCGAACGAAACCATGATCACCGCATTGGACACTTTGGTTGACGAAACTGTCGAAGCCATTACTGAAGCAACTGGGTTTTACGCATCCTCTGTTGGTGCGCCGACCATGCTTGAAATTAGTGGTGCCGATTACCTTTCGACCACAATAACCGTTTACCAAAACACTCAACTCTAAGGAGAAAACTCGATGTCAACATCGACACGCATCAAAGCAAATTCTTTGAAGCTCACAATCGACGGCAATGATTACTGGTCTGATTTCAGTTCAGTTGTTCTGCAGTCAGAGGATGCATCGGCAGATGTGACCACGTTCTACGACGCATCACTTGGTGGCCGTCGCGACTTCTACTTCACCGTGTCCGGCGTTCAGTCAACTGAATCAGCGTCGTTCTGGCGTGTTATGTGGGCGACTGCAGGTGACGAGGTTGCATTCGTTTATGCACCTCATGGCAACGCCGCAGCATCGGGCGACCAGCCTCACTTCACCGGAACACTTCGTGTCCCTGCACAGGGTGCGTTCCAACTCGGTGGCGAAGCGTCGGCTGACGGCACGTTCGCGTTCGACGGTGTCCGCATGGACATTGTTGGAGACGTAACCATCGACACCACACCGTAAGGCCTCTGATGGCTGGTACGGTTCTTAGTGGTTCTCGTGAGGGGATTTATCTCCTTGAGGACTCTAAGGGCCGTACCTACATCAAAGGACTAAACGAAACTCGCGAGAAGTTTCTTGCAATGGGTGGCGATCGGAACTTGTTCGAACGCTGGATTAAGGATGCAGCAAAAATTGTTGCTCGCGAGGCCACAGTCACCGCACCAAGTATCACCGGGCGACTTGCCCAATCGGTTCGCGGTTACGCATCAAAGAAAGCGTTCGTCAAAAACCGTGTCAGCGGTGGTGTCGATTCTCGAATGGTATTCGGTGGTCTTGTGGCCGCCAGTAAGAAACACCATTAGCGCAGGTGGCGTGGTAGACAGCACCACAACTGGTGTGCAATATGCCAGGGCAGTATCGCTCGGAACGTATCGGGTGGCTGGCACTAGATCACAAACGGGCGACCGAGTGTGGCGCACCACATTCCGTGGCAAAGGCAATCCCTACATTGTCAAAGCACGAAACAAGAAAAAGTCATACATCGTCACGATGTTGAACTTCCAACTAAACAAATACATAAAGCAGAAAGGCTTTCAAACAAATGGACTTTGAGGACATCACTTTAGGCGAAATCGCCGAAATCGAGGACTACGCGAAGCTGCCGTTTTCCGACATTGCCGAGGAACGAATCGGCGTAATCAAACTACGCATCGCGTTGGCATGGATTATCAAGCGACGCACCAACCCTGACTTCACAATTGCTGAAGCGGAAACACTTACCCCGAACGATTTTGCACAATTGTTTGGGGATGACGACACCACAAAAAAATAAAGGATGACCGGGCGAAAGTTCTGGCTGCACTCGTAGCCGGGGCAGGTCTCTCGGTCACAGAAGCAAACAACCTGACGTTGCGAGAACGTAACGCCATATTCAAATTTATGAACGGAGGCAAATAATGGCTGCATCAAACATGATCGTGACCCTTGCCATGAACGCCACGAAGTATGCGTCAGGCCTCCGTAAAGCAAGTCAGCAAACAACGGCGTTCGGTCGTTTCACATCTCGCGCGTTTGACCTCGCCAGAACCGCATTCATCGGTTTGACACTTGCTGGTATT